AGTATCTGTTCAGGCTGGTCTCTAAGTCCTTTATACTTCCGCTTTTTGCTTTCCCCTTTTGTGGACCGGGACGTATTGGCCATGCTGGATCGACTACCAGCCCGTTGCCCGGAGAAAACCGTCACCCTGACGGAAGCAGAATTTCGCGACTTCGACAATCGACCGGGCGCCATGCCGGTCTGACCGCGCTCAGGCCCTTAACCCCTCGCGACAACCGGCAATGCTTGTGGTGGTCTGGACCGGGCATTTCTCGCTCTCTAACGCGCCAGATATTCCGGGGAGGAAGCCACCATGCCGGAACGCGGCCCAGGCGCGAGAGGATGGAAACCTTGACGTGAATCGAATTGTCAGGGAATTCGTCAACTTTCACCTTGGCAATTGCAATCCTAACGCCGAGGGTGTATTCTGTCAATGCGTCCTCACCTTGGCCGGATGGATCGCATTCAAGTGGTAACCAAAAGCCTCAGGCTCCCCGCTTGGGGCTTTTGTGTGTCTGGTGTAATATCTCACTCATGGCCGCCCCTAAACTCTACGACCCAAACGTCTACCTCCCCGAAATCCACTCCTGGATCGAGAGCGGCAAAACACTGCGCGATTATTGCAGAAAAAAGGGCAAGCCATCCTACGGCACCGTTTACGATTGGCTTGAGGCAGACGCAAAAACGGAAGACAAGCTAGAAAATTCACGTTTCGCACGCGCGCGGGATCTCGGCGAAGAGCAAATACTGGCTGAGTGCATGGCGATTGCGGACAAGCCTCAAATAGGTGAAATCGTTACGGTTAAGCCAGTAATGGTGGAGGGAATCCAGGCGTCGGATGACGAAGGAAAGCCTGCTTACATGGTCGAGCGGAAGACTGCGGACATGATCGAGCACCGCAAGCTGAGGATTGATACCAGGCTGAAACTGCTGGCGAAGTGGAACCCCAAGAAATACAGCGATAAGTCCCAACACGAGCTTACTGGCGCTGATGGAGGCCCAGTGCAATTTGTGGCTCGGTCGATCCTTGACAAGCCGGAATAGTGATATAATATCGATATGATATTGAGGAAACCATTCCTGTTGAGGTTTCGCGGGGCAGAACAGGCGGAAGAATTCGATGCGCTTGCCCGCGCCGCCGGAATCTCGCTGAATGAATGGATACTCAGAAAGTTATCGGGGAGCGGCGTGGAAGGACACGCACAATCGGCAGGATTATATCCGCACTTGGCAAGCCGTACTATCAGCACAGTCGCCAAGGCTGATGCTGAGCAGGTATCAAGCCCTGCCTCCCCGAACAAATGCATCCAGCCAGGCCATGCCGGTTTCTATCGATCCGACGGCTATTGGTGCGCAACCTGTCGTAAGATGTACGTGAGGTGAGCCATGCCAGCCTATATCGTCAATCCTCAGTTTGTGCAGCTTGTGCAACTCAACCCCGGCAACTCTATCGCGGTGGTCAATAACGCAGCGGTGGACTCCGGCATCCTGACCACGCAGCAACTTGCTATCGGCCCTGACCCGACCGGCAACAGCCAGGTGACGGTGACCAATACCACCAACCAGACGGCCACGCCGCAGACGGCCTCTACGGACACGGCAGCGCAGTATGAGCCGTACTATGTCCAGGGATCGGCGATCACGGTGCCGGCCGGCGAGTCGGTGAGCTCTCCCATCAACGCGCGATGGCTGCGGTTCACCTACGCCACGGCTCCCACATCGGGCAGTCTGATTGTCACGCGGTAGATGGCTCCCAAAGTCATTCCGCTGGTATTCCAGCCCAAGCAGCTCGCGATCGGTGAGATGTTCTACCACACGGGCCCGGATGCGGCGACCTGGATAGGTGGAGGCGGGGCGCGCTCTGGTGGCAAGTCTGGTGGGCTCAGACGCCTCATGCTGGATCGGCGGCAGAATAGGCCTCGTACATTTGGCGCAATCATCCGTCGCACATGGCCTGACCTTGATCGCAACCATGTGCAGCGGTATTTTCTGGAGTTCCCTGAGATGCGCGACTGGTGGCATGAGGGGAAAAAGAAATTCATCCTTCCCAATGGATCTGAAATACACTTCATGTTTGCGGAAAACCAGCAAGAGGTGGATCAGAAGTTTTGGGGGCCTGAATTTTACGACATCATGATAGATCAAGCCGAGCAGTTCTCCGAGCAGGAATTGCAGACTATCAAAACCTGCAACCGGTGGCCAGGTGCATCTGTTGGTGAGTGCAAAACTGGGCTTTTCTTTAACCCTGGAGGCGTTGGGACAGAGTTTCTTCGGAGAGTATTCGCTCAGAAGCGTTTCCATGACAATGAGACCGCTGCGGATTTCTCGTTTACGCATTTGTTCGGGTGGGATAACTATGTGTGGTTTGAGCCGCTGGGGATCACGCCTAATCAGTTCTATGCGCTTCCTGATGGCCTAGCTAAAGGGCAGGAATGCAAGTATGAGGCGGCGGGCAACGGACCCGATTACATGTGCTGCCGATTCCATCTATACATTCACCGGACGGCTGACGGGCGTAAGAACAATGCGCTGCCTGCGAGCCTCCGCGCAGGCCATCTGCTTGGTTCTTTCGACTCTTTCGCCGGCCAGTATTTCGCAGGCGTCTGGGACGAGTCCAAGCTTATCCTTACTCGCCAACAGGAAGAGACGCTAATCCAGGCATGGTGGCCACGGTGGATGGCGCATGATGACGGATTCGTCCATAACGCCTCGATTGGCTGGGCGGCCAGCGGCAAGGTGCAGCCAAAGCTATTCGGGGATGTGTTTGGGCGCGAGATACAGGCCCCGGTCGAAGTTGTGGTGGTCTACCGCAGCCACGCTGAGAAGGGGTCCGAGGAGACGGCGCTGGTGCGCAAGTGCATCGCGTCCATGGCGGAGCAGGAGAAGAAGCGAGTCCAGCGGTACTTCCTGAGCGTGGACGCGTGGGAAAATAACTCGACCGGCCACTCGACGGCAGAGCGCATCGCGGAGGATCTGAGGCGGAATGGGCTGCCTCACTGCGAACAGGCCGATAACCACCGCATCGGCGGATGGCGTCTTTTGTACGCCATGATGAAGAAGACCTGCGACGTATTGGGCGGCTGCATGAGCCCGACGCGCGAGGATGACGACTGGGACAATGAGGGCGGAGGATACTCGGTCAAGACGCCGCTCCTGTTCATCTCCGCGGATTGTGAAAACCTGATCGAGTCGATTCCGCTGCTGATCCGGGACAACAAGCACCCAGGAAGGTCTGAGGATGTGCTGAAGACGCCAACTGACGCCGACGATGACGGGGACATGCTACGCTATTTGGCAAAGAGCATGTTGCGGGCGCAGTCTCAGGCACCGCTTGAGGTCCGGGCGCAGGAGTATTATGAGTCATTGAGTCCGAAGGCGGATATGACGGCAAAGGCGGTGCTTATGTCGAAGTGGAAACACGACAACGCACCGAGGAAGGGTTCACCATGGGCAGCGAGACAGTAATATTCGTTCTTTTGATTGTGGTGGCGGTTCTGGCGATTGAGTGGCGAGTGGCAGCACGGAAGTGCAGGAACATCGCCGATGTTTACGACAAAGATACCGCCGCATTGTCGAGCGATCTGGCCGAAAAGACGGTGAGGATTGCGGTCCTTGAGGCAGAAATTCAACGTCTTCGCGTAATCCCTTTGACGCATCGCCCTGAAAAGGTAGACAATTCAGTCATTCGAGCAAAGTCTCCGGCGCAAGTGCGCCAGATAACCGAAGCTGCGTGGGGCAAACAGCCCGAGATTGGGGAATCAGATGACAACGAATGAGTTCGTGACATTGCTGCAAAACGAATTGGTATTGCAGCGCGACCCGCATACCGGTGAACGCTTTGCCGCTCTTCTGGAGGAGTATTACGTGGCGAAGTCCCCTTCCGACGTGCGCCCCAATGTGGCAGATGGGGTCAACATTGGCCGTCCGCAGACCTCGCGGGAGATTGCGGCGCAAGCCGACGCGCTCAAAATCCAGAACAAGTATCCGCTCGCCGGCCAGGAACGGACTCCGGCTCCCCCTTCCGGCGAGGCGAGCAAAACAGCATGGACGCCGGCACCGCCGAAGGCGTGAAATGAGCAATAATCTCGAACATGAGATTTACCGCAGACTTGGGCGCATCGAACATCTCGTCGAGCGCGCGTTACACCTGCTTGAGCAACCCCGCTTCACAGCCAGCATCACCCAAGAGGACACCATGGCCATTGGAAACATCCCAGCCGGTTCAACCGGCACCTTCACCCCGACCTTGCTCGAAAACGGCAGCCCCATTGTACCCCAACCCACCATCGCCTGGACGTACAGTTGCAGCGATCCTTCTGTGACCATTTCGCCCAGCGCGGACACAACCAGCGCCGTATTCAGCGTGCCGCAGAACGATACCGGCACCTCGTTTCAGGCTGCGGCTTCGGCCATTGCTCCGGACGGCACGACTGTCACCACTCCCCCGGTGACCGTGACCCTGACGCCGGGAACCACCAGCGCGGTGTTCTCCGCGTCCATTGCTCAAACCGCATAAAACCAGGCGGGCCGCTCTAATCGGGAGGCCCGCAACTTTCAGAGAAAGAGGCTTATTTATGGCGCGTGACGGATTCGATGGTTTGGGCAAGATGCGCGGTGGAGAGAGAAATTCTAGCTACATCCCCAAGCCGCATGGTGAGACAAAGCCGCACGAGACCAGCAAGCAGCAGGAAAAATCGGATGGCGGTAGCGACCAGATTCACTCGGTCCACGAGCACGGCGACGGCACCTTCCACACCGAGCACCCGGACGGTACTCGCGAGGAACATCCCGACCACCTGCATCTATTGGCGCACCTGGGGCACCACCTGACCGGAGGCGATAAGCACCACATCGTGCATCACGATGGCATGGCGGCACACTCGCACTCGATTGACGAGCAGGGCCAGCACGAGGACCATGGGGAGCACAACTCGGCGGATGAAGCCAAGGGCGCTCTGGACAAGTTTCTGGGCGAAGAAGCTCAGGAACCGCAGCACCAGCACGAAGAAGAAGACGAGGAAGGCCCAGTAATGGGCGGAATGTAATAAGCACGGGCAGACCGCCCAAGGAGAATGACGTGAAAAAGGTACTTGGATTTATCGGCGCGTTGCTTCTGGCATTGCCCGTTTCAGCGCAGTATTATGGACAATACGCCAGCGACGTCAATGTCAACAGCTTCGCCTATGGAGTTGCACCCAATGGCGGACCGGCTCTTATTGTTGGAGCTGGCGGCGGAACTTCGGGAAGTTATTCAATCACGCTGGATTACGGAAAGACTTCTACCGGTGCGGGCGGGTATCCTATTTACCCGTTTTCCGGGACCACCTATCCTCCGTTTGCCATCGGCTCCGGCGCGACCTACGAGGTTGTCACTCCGAGTGCGGCATCCTGCACAACCGGCCAAGCGAACAGTTACCAGCAATGCGTATTGACGGCGACTTTCACTTATGCGCATGGCGCTGGAGACGTGGTGAGGGCATCGGATAATGGAGTATTTGAGGCGACTCAATACTTTACGAGCATGGGCGTCCAGCGGCAGGTCGTAACGTTGACCAATGCTCAGATTCTCGCTCTGAACGCAACGCCGGTTCTATTGCTTCCCGCCCCCGGCACCGGCCTGTTTTATGACGTGCTGAAGGCGACTCTCGTTGACGAGAATACCGGCACAGCCTATGCGAGTGGAGGCGTTCTGACGGTCGGATATGGTACAACGGCTGCTACAAATGCTCTTGCATCGACAGTTGCAGCTACTTTCCTCACGTCTGGAACCACTATGCAGGAGATCAATGAAAGCGGGGCATTGAACAGCGTCCTTACCGCTGCCAACGTGCTCAACCAGCCCATCTACATCACCAATGCAACCGGAGCCTTCACTACAGGAACCGGAACCTTGAAGGTGATTCTGGAGTATTCTGTTTCGGTGCAGTAAGGCGGTGTTCTGTGAGTAAGCTCTACTCAGCGGACCGTGCGAAGATGCCAAAAAGCTCCTTCGCCGGTCCGGGGCGCTCGTTCCCTATCAATGACGCGAATCATGCCCGGCTCGCCATCGGGGGCGCGACCCGCTCCGAGCGAGCGGGCAACATATCCGCATCTGAGGCCGAGCGCATTAAGGCCAAGGCGCGGGGGAAGCTCTACCAGCGATGAGCGATCACTCCGACTTTTGCGCTCGCCACATGTGGAACACGCTCACTCAAGGGCCGTGCTGCCAGTGCATGACCGGCCAGCAAAAGCTGGAGTACGTGCAGCGCCAGGTGCGCATGGCGAAGATAGCGTCGGGCGAGTGCATGATTCAATGCCCGTATTGCATGAGCACGGTAGGCAAGGATGGCAAGCCGTGCTGCTCAACGATGGGCAGGGCTATCGCGGCGGTACTGGAGCGGGAAGACGTTGTGGATGTTTTGATGGAGAAAGCCAATCGCAACTAACGCCACACTTCCGACCAATGCCGACGACGACAGCCTAGATTCTGTCCCGCAGCAGGACGATCCGCCTACTTACGGTGAGAACAATCGAGACCTGCCCGAGGACTTGACCAACAAGCTCGAAGCCATCGTCAGGAAGCTCCAGGATCAGGAAATGTACGACCGGCGCATCGAGGTGCTTCTCGACCGCATCATGCGCTTTTACTACGACGGCGTTCAGCACGTCTATCCCAATTGGGCAACGGGGGTCTATCAGGTTGGCACGGCGGGCGGGTACGTCGATATCGGTAACGGTCAGAATGTACAGTGCCCGATGTTCATGGGTGCCTATAACATCTTCCGCGCACGCTGGCGGTCTCTGGATGCGGTTCTTACGCAGAATCCGCCGGGAGTTGGGTTCGCAGCGGACCATCCGCAGGAATCCGAATCCATAGAGGCTGCTGAGACCGCTGAAGGGTTCTGGGAGATGTTCGACCAGGCGGAAAAGGGTGGCCAGGTCAAGCGCATCCAGAAGCGCGTCTCGTACATGATGGGCATGTCGGGCCGGGTCGTTTCGTGGACGAAGACGCTGAAATCCAAGGCACGATTCGGCGCAAATGACGATGGCGAACCGCGCTCGATGGAGACTGCGGAAATTTATGGCACGATGGAATCAAAGTTGCCAATAGTCTGCAAGTCGTGGGCTGATTCGCCTTATTGCTTCCTCTTTGATGACAAGAACGTGCTGACGCTCAAAGCGCAGAATGAGTGGATTCGCTCCAAGGTTACTGCGGGCGAGGCGTCCATCGGGGAGTCGGACTGGAATCGATTTGCGCGTATCGGCGTCAAGCAGGCCAAGAAAGGATTCTTTCTCACTGGCCTCGCGCTGAATTACCTCACGACCGAGCTGAACGGGTTTCTGCGGCCGGAGGTGTTCGAGGATAAGCTCTTCGACCCGGCATATCCCGGCGCGGACGAAAACGACGTTCGCGAGGATGGGAAGACGTTCACCTACCGCGATAAATTCCTGCAACTTTTTCCAGACGGATGCCATGTCAAGTGGGTTGGCAAGACATATTCGGAAAGCTGGAACGAGTGCCCCGACGATGCAATCGATGTGGCCTTTCCGATGGAGCGCGACGGACTGACCGGCGGCGCTCTCATGGAGCCGATGAAGGTGATTCAGGATGCCTACAACGACTACATGAACGCCAAGCGCGAGAACTACGAGACCGGCTGGAGCGTCACCTACTTCCGGGGCAACGACGAGGATTATGCGGCCATCTCGAATCAGCGCAGCCGGCCAAACGATTATGTGCTGCTGAAAGAAGGCCCGCCAGATCAGGAGATTGCAAAGTCGGTCATCCACCGCGAAGACCCCGCAGCGCCACCAGAGGGATTCGACCAGGCAATCGAGGAATTGCGCGGTCCAGTGTCACAGGACATTACCGGGGCTCTCCCGGCGCTTCAAGGAACGAGCAACAAGGAGACTACGGCCTCACAACAGGCAATGGACCGCTCACAGGCAATGGGGATGCTGGGGCCGTCGTGGGCCTCCATGCAGATCATGTTCTCGGGCATCGCAGAGAAGGCGGCGCGGCTGGCGTCGAAGAATCCCGATCACGGCACAGAGATTGCGGTTGTCGGCAAGGATGGCCAGAAGATTACCGTCAAGATGGAGCGGCTGAAGAAAGGGAAGTTCCATGCGCATGTGTCGGACTCGTCTTTCCCTGAGACCACGGCGGCGAAGCGCGCGAATCTTGCCGATCTTATCAAGATGGCAGCCGCAAGTCCTGTGGGTCAGACTCTTTTCGAGTCCCCCGACAATTGGGAGGAGTTCATTGAACTCAACGGCAATCAAGACCTCGTGTTTATTCCCGCCATTGCGTTTAAGAAGCAGGCCAGGGAACTGGAGATTCTGCTTCAGGAGCCGCCTATCATCCCGACCCCAGAGCAGATTGCCGAGTATTCGATGCAGCACGCTCAACAGACCATTCAGGCAGAGCAGCAGGGCCTTCCTGCCCCGCCGTTCGCTCCTCCGCAGCCGCAACCATCCCTGATGCCTGAAGCGGACGATTACCACAAGTGGGAGTCTGCCAAGTGCCAGGAATACCTCTCCAGCGAGGATTGCTGGCTGCGGTCGAATGTGGCCCAGCCGGACGAGGGCGTGGACCCAGCGCAGGCGCTCGAACAAAAGAAACTTGGCATCCAGAACGTGCGGCTACACAAGGCGGTTCACGATCAGTTCATGGCTCAGCAGGCCATGGCGCAGGCTCAGGCGCAACAGCAGTTGAAACCACCGAGCGAGAGCATAAACTTCAAGGATGAGAGCCCAGCGGACAAGGCGCAAATGAATGCGCAGGCGGGCATCAAGGAAGCGGCCCCGGAAGCGCAGGGCGCTGTGCAGAAGAACGCGGCGACGCCGGGGACAAAAGGTACAGCGACAGTTTAGGAGGACGATATGAAGACGGTTAATGCGGTAATGCGAGAAATCGAAGCGCCTCTGGGGAGGGCTATGCTAAATCGTCTTTCTGAAAACGGGGATGATCTTCGAATCAGTCGCGTAGAAATGAACAGAGGCAACGCTGAGTGCTACAGCCAAAAAGGGTTTGAAGTACAAAGAATCGATCCAAACCGCAACATGGAATGCTTTCAAACGTTTTGCGGATACCCGATTGTAACGGATTACGGACTTCCAGATGATGTGATTCTATTCAGAGGGTCTCATGGCGATTTGATCGGAATGATCTATAACTTGTCCCCCCCCTCAGAGCTATAAGGAGAGAGCAAATGGCAGACGAACTTGAAGTGATCGAAGGCGCGGAACTCGAAACAGAGGGTGCCGAATTAGAGACGGAAGGCACTCAGGCCGAGACGGAAGGCACTGAAGGCCAAACGCAGACAACGGAAACCTCTCCAACCTCTGCCGCATCGACGTGGAAGCAGGTCAAGGAGCGCCTGAAGGATTCTCCGGACCTGCACCGCCAGGTCAAGCAGGCGCTTCACTTCATGGAGGATGCCAACCGGCGGATGCCGGACGGGATTGCGAAGGCTCAGGAGCGTCTTCAGCTCATCGCGCAGCTTGACGACAATCCCGACGATCCCGAGTATGTGCCCGGCTCCGCGCCGATTGAAGAGGTCATCTCGAACACGATTGCCGAGCGCGGCTTCTGGCGCGACTTCGACAAGGCGTTTCAGTCCGCTGACCCCAAAGTCGTCAACCAGATGATTGAGGCCAACCCAGCCAGCTTCCAGAAGATTGTTCCCGAGGCGATGGACCGCTTTGCGGAGGTCAATCCGGAGGGCTTCTCCTCCTACATCTGCAAATCGGTATCTGGGTATCTCACAGAAGCGCAAATCCCCTTACAGTTGGCGCTTTTGGAGCGCGTCCTCCCGCCCGATTCCGACGATCCCGGACTGAAGACGGTTATTGAGGCGTTCAAGACGATCAAGGGCGTCGTCGAGCAGATCAACACGACTGCCAAGAAGCCCATCGAGACGAAAACGGTTGCACAGCAACATCAGGCTCAGGGCGGAAACGATCTCGAAACCCGCGAGATGAATATCCTCCACAATGAGTGGCTGGGGGAGATCAAGCCGCGTTCGGAGGCGTTCACGGTCGCGGAAGTGCAGAAAGTCGCTCCCAAGACGAAGTTCACGCAGCCGGAAATCAACTCCATCCGCAATGCAGTAAAGCAGGAGGTCAATGCGCGGGTTGCGACCGATCTCAACTACCAAAAGAAGGTCAAAGGCTTCCTGAAGGCGAAAAACAAGACAGCTTATGCGATGACGGTCGAATCGCAGCACAAGAAGATCATTCCAGGAGCCGTCAAGAGGGCCGTGGATGACGTTCTGGCGAAGCGCAAGACGGCAACCGGAGCGAAAGGTAAGCCAGGGACTCAGCCGACGCAGCAGGCCGCAAAGCCGGGGCAGCAGCAGACGAGTAACAGCAAGTTCGAGTACATTGCGCAGTCTCCGACGCGGCTTGGCCTGAAGGTGGACTTCCGGCGCACGTCGAATGAGATGCTGGCTCGCAATGAGGCGTTTGTAGTCGGGCGCACAGGCCCGGTGAAGTGGAAGCAGGGCAAGTAGTTGACAGGCTGTGATATGCTGTCAACCAAGTAAAGGCTCGGAAGAAAAATTACGGGTGGCACCCGGTCAAGACAGCCTCTTTCGAGCTTCGCAGACGCGAAACGGTTCCGCACCGGCTCGGCGGGTTACCCCTTGGGGGACTATGAGCAGCTATAGCGATCAAATCTCACACGAGAGAGGATTGTTATGGCTATCGCAGATGCGGCACAGGCTCTTGCATCCGAGCAAGAGTACGTGCGACCGGAATTGGAAAACTACGTCCTGTCGCAAAGCATTCTCCTGAAAGAAGTCCAGAAGTCCAAGATTCGCGCGGTATCTGATCGACCGTCGCGCGTGCCCACCATGCCGTCTCTTGGCGGCAAGCCCCGCGTTGGAAACATGAACGGGTCCGACATGGGAGTTGGCTCCGGGCCGACTCAGGTTCCCGGCCAGATCACACCGGTCTGCTACATCCATGCCTTCAGCTACACCAAGCAGGCGGAGTACGCGACCGATTCCGACGAAAAGGCAATCGAGAACTTTGCGACCCTGACGCGCACCCTTGCGCCGGAGCGGTTCGCCGACTTTCTCGAAACCATGCTCCAGGGTGACGCCTCGAACACCATCGACACCGTTGTCAGCCTCCAGACCTCCGGCGGCAACATCACCGGCATCAGCGTCAACTCTGCCAACCTGTTCCTCGACGACGAAGACATTGACGTGTGGACCGCAGTTGGTGGCGCATTTGTGACCACCGTCACGGTGCAGGATTCCGACATCTCCTCGAACGTCATCTGGCTGCTGAATCCAGTTCCGGCTGGCACGATAACCGCGGGCATGAAGCTGATGGTTAACGGCGCTTCCGGCCAGGCCAACACCGGCTTGAATGGTCTGCGCTACTACCAGGTGGCCACGAATACCGGCAACTGGCTGACCGTGCAGCGTTCGGCATGGAATGGCAAGTACATTGCCCAGAACATCCCCGTCAACGGTGCCCTGACCCCGCAGATCGTCCGCGCGGTCCATTCGCAGATCCAACTCGCCATGGGCAAGAAAAAGGCGGACGCGGACGAGCTTGTGGCACATGCGACCGTCAACGAGCAGAATGCCTGGGAGCAAAACGCGCTTCTCGTCCAGCACATCAACATGGCCGAGATGAAGGGCTCCGAGTCCGAGGATATGCTCAAGCGGGAAGCGAGTTCGACGATTGCCGGCCGCCGCTGGCTCATCAACGAGCGCGCAATACCCGGCTACATCGACTTCCTTGCGCTCAAGAACGCCTCCATGGTAGAAACCAAGTCCATCGACTTCTACGACGTGGGCGGCCAAACACTGTTTGGGCTTATCGGGCAGTCGGGTGGTCAGGCTTCCGGACTGGTCTTTTACATGGTGGCCGAGCTTAACCTCATTTGGGTTCAGACACGAATGAATGCGTTTTTAAACGGAATCGCAATCGAGAAAGGACTCTACGGGCAGTGAGTTTGGAAATGCTTGATTTTCTTTCTGTTACCCTTTACAATAACAATGTGGAGGGTAACAGAAATGAGAAAAGGAAGCAAGCAGTCGCCTGAAGCTATTGAAAAAATGCGGCAGGCCAACTTAGGAAAACCAAGTAGTAGAAAAGGAACGCGGGTCAACGATGAAACTCTCCAGAGAATGCGAGAAGCGCAGCGCGAACGATATACGCGCACCGTTCCTCCAAAACTCATGGCGCGGGGAATCACCAAAGAACAATTTTTTGATGCTATTGCTGCCGGTCTTAAATGGTGCTGTGGGGACCATAAAGGATTTGTTCCGGCAAGCGAATTTCCTAAGAATTCACCCCGATGTTATGAGTGCCGCGCTAAAAAGGGCCAAAGATTTAGTGATGGATATTCTCCAGAGCGCAGACGGGAGCTTGCTGATTATGCAAAGGATTACCGTAAGGGAAATCCAGAGTATGAAAGACGCTATCGGCTGCTTGCGAAATACGGTGTCACGCCTGAGTGGTATGAAGAAACTCTGGAGTTGCAGGAAGGGCATTGCGCTCTTTGCGATTCGCTTTATGGACACGTCTACAAAAAGACTATTCTCTTTGTCGATCATAACCATGTTAGCGGAGAGGTTCGCGGCCTGTTGTGCGCGAAGTGCAACACACATCTTGGAATACTCGAAGCTGCGCCAGATTGGCCCGAACGCGCAAGAGCCTATCTTCGCAAACACGGGAGCCTTTAATGTCTGAACGCATACAACTCTGCGGGGAGATTCCCGAGCCGCGCCACTGGCCGCTGACGCCGCTGACGCAGTACGGGTGTATCCCCGGCAGAACCGAGCCGCTATTCCGCATCGTCTTCGCCTCCTCGGTGCGGCATCTTGTAGGTGGGGAATTCGCGGATGGCTTTACCGGCTACCGCTCGGTTCCCACCTACGAGTACATCGGGGACAAGTGGATCATGGAAAAGTGGGTGTCCGCGTTCGACTTTACCAAGCAGACGGAAGTCGAGTACAAAGCACAGTGGGAAGACCCGGAGACGCATCTTTCGATTACGGGGCCTTACCCGCGCAACGGGGCGTATCAGTGGGTATGGACGTTCAACTCTCCCGACCAGATCGGCGCTGCTGGAATCGTGGCCGCACTTGTCAACAAGGCGAAATACAATTCATCGGCTGCGAACCGGGCGGCAATTGAGCAGGCCCAGGCCAAGGCCAAGCAGGACAGATTCCAGCAGAACTTCGCCAAGATGAAGGACAGCAATCGCGTATCCGGCATCCGTGCGGCGAACATCGGCGGCATGGTCAAGGCACAAAAGTCCAGGCCGGAGTTGATGGACGCGCGAGCTCTCGGACTTCCGACGCATGGGGCGCGGACGATTAAGCCGAGCGTCGGCGAACTTCAGGTAGCAGGGTACTAAGGAGGCGTTATGGCATTGATGGGAGTGGAATCTAAATTCCCCAGTTCGCAAGTCGCGGAACGTGCGATTGCGCAGAAACAGTCGATCGGCAAGTCGCGGATTATGCCGCTCAAGCTCAAGGTAATTGAGGACTTGAAGCATGAGAAGATTCACGTCTTCAATGTCGGGCCATGGGCGCAGACGGTCAACACAGGCTCGACCGGGACATTCACCATTCCGGCGTGCCCCTCCGGGGAGCCGTATGCCGAAATGCTGGTGATGAATGCAGTGACCGGCAAGTGGGAACCGCCCATCTCGATCATCATGGAGGAGTTCGTTATCAAGTCAGAGGACGAAATGTCTTCGTTGACCGAGGATGGCTGGAACTTCGCGCAGTCGATGTTGGGCATTGGCCGAGGACAGCACCCGGCCCGCAAACTGACACGGTTCGGCATCTTCGCATCTCGCAATGCGCAGCCAACACAACAGGAGCTTTCCGAGGCGCACAAGGAACTGGAAGAAGAGTGCCGCCAGATCGTGAAGTGGGCAGGCGACATCTACGCGACCGACCGCAAGCTGTTTTCCCGCGCCGTGCGGCCCGAGGTTCATTTCGTGGCTGCCAGGATTCTTGGGCGCGACAATCCGCAGGACTCGCCTTGGATGCTCGACGCCAACCCGGTAGGCCGCGTCAAGTGCAAGATGTGCGGGCGGCTTTGCGATCCTGACGTGGCGACGTGCGAGGCCGGCCATGTTGTCAACATGGAGCTTTACCTCGAATTGCAGGCCGCCGACGAGCAATTGAAGGCCGCAATCGCAGCGCAGCCGAAGAAAGGCAAATAAGTGCCGATCCCGCCTCCGAGCGTAACGAGTCCCTACGACAGCGTAGATTCGGTATTGAACCTCGTGCGCTCGAAGATGCTGGACACCATCGGATCTCTGGCTGGAGACATTCTCACGGATGCCCAGCCATTCATGCAGGAGTACACGAATGCCGGCTGGCGGGAGTTGCAGTTCTTTCTCGCCACGCTCGGCTATTCGGCGTTCAAGGTTCCGTTTTTTGGCCAGGCATATCCGGTCGTAGACTCGACTGACCCGGCGACCTGGACTTCTCTTTCGTGGACGCAGTTTGTCAATGCTACTGGGGCGGTTTATGCTCCCCCCACCGTGGACGTGCTTCCGCAAAACATGATTCTTCCTTTGCGGATCAGTGAGCGAGTGACAGGGTACAACTCAAAGACGCAGCCTATGGAAATGGCGAAGGATCAACTTCCCCAGACCCGCAAAGGGCCGTATAACGGCTACTGGCTGTGGGAGAACAATACGCTGTACATGCCGGGTTCGATCTACTCAATGGACCTCCGCATGGAGTTGGCGATCTACATGCCCGACTTTCTGACGGATGGGGTCGGGCCGTGGTATCAAAAGCCGGTTCCGGTCATGCGCGCGAAGACGACGCTGGCGTACTTCATCTGTGACGAAGTGGTGCAGGCCCGCGAAGATTTGGCGGGATCATTCACCGAAAAGGCACAGCAGGCGGCGCGGCAGATTTACAACATCGAAGTGTCGCAGAAACAGCGGGTTCCGACGCAGCGGAGACCGTATAGCGGCAACCGAAGTGGCTACGGATACGGAGTTTGGTAGGGAGGAATCATGGCAATCAAAGTAACGTTGGATGGTGTAGGCACAGGAACCAACCTTCTTGGAGTTCCCGACGCGACAGTGAAAGAACAGCTTTACCAGGGAACGCTCACTTTCTCTGGCAATTACGCGACCGGCGGGGATGCGCTTTCTTTCGCAAACCTCAATGGGCTTTTGTCGCAGACCGCGCCACTGCATGTCGAGGTATACGAAGAGCCGACCATAGCGCAAACCGCGACGAATTACCGCTTCATTTTCGCAAAGGGCGCAACCATCGCGGCGGGCTTGCTTCAGATATTTGTAGGCACGACCGGAGTGCAGTTTGCCGCGGGCGCGTACGGCGCGACATTCGCCACAACTACAGTGAAGTTCCGCGCGTGGTTCCCGCTGGGGCAGTAAATGCCGATCAACACCTCGGGAGCGGTCGGTGCGCCCCTTTCTGTCTATGGCAGTTGGGTAACAGACGTGTCTCCCGATGCGTTGCCTGAAAACGTCTCGCCAGATAATCAGGAAATTATCTACGGGGCCGGATTCACGCGGTCCCGAGCGGCCTTCCAAAAGGTCATTGGGATTGCATGCCCCCCAATTGGCGGTGTAACCCCGGATTGGGTATATGGCAAGAGTTTCGTCACCCCAACTGGAGACGTTAAGAACCTCTACTTCGATTCGGCGGGGCGCTTATGGGTTGAGGATTTCACGAATTCCCCCGGCGCGATCACGCTGCTGCTGCAATCGACGCCAGGGAGCTTTTGCCAGTCGATCACGAAGTTTGGGCGCGAATATATTGCAATTTCCGACGGTCTGCATGGAACCGAGATGCCGCTCCAATATGACGGCACCTACCTTGACCGGGTGACGATGAATGGTCCCGGCGCGCCGCCCACAGTGACCAGCGTAGCCCTTCCAGCGGTCAATATGGCCGCATCCGGCAATACGCTCACGCGGATCAACGATCAAGTGTTAGCGGCAACGGCTACGCCTCACGGATTGAAGATTGGGTACCAGGCGCAGATTGCCAACGTGCCGGACTCAAATGCCACCACGGTAAATCAGGCCATCACTTCTCCCAGTCCGTCTGGCCAAACGGCCTATGGTGGATGGTCGTATGTCGGCAGTCAGTGGAGATCGAATTTCAATCCGGGAACATCTCCTCTCTCCGGGTTTATCGCAGTACCCGTTCCGGGTTTCTCGATTCCATCAACTGCGACCATTTTAGGTGTAACTGTCAGTTTCGGAATTAACTCGCAATCAGCTACTACGGGTACGGTCGCTCAGGTGGCGCTCTGGAACAGTTCTGGGCAGGTAGGCACGGCCAAGACGCCGGGAACGGCTATCACGACCACAGTTACCCAGAATTCCTATGGCGGCGCTGCTGACACATGGGGCGCGTCTCTTAGGCCGACCGTGGTCAATGATCCCACCTTTGGATTCGCTATTTCCATCGCGGCGGATTCGGTGCGAGACTTTCTGAATGGTCCCTATACGATTCAGGTCTACTACACGCTCTCCGGTTCGCGCACGGTAGCGATTGTGTCCTCTATCGTCATCAACAACGAAATCGCGCCCGGTTTGGCCTTGGTGACCACAACGCAGCCACATGGCTTGATTCCAGGGATCGATATTTCTCTTGTCGGGGTGCAACCGGCGACTGTCTCCGCCATCTCTGCGGCGCAGTGGACCGCAGGCAAAACCACAATCACCACATTGAACAATCACAACTTGCAGCCGGGTGCCGTGGTTCAAGTTGCCGGAGTGACGACTGCTACGGGCAGCACTTCATTTAGCTTCAACAGCAACAGCGTGACGGTCGAATCGGTTCCCTCGCCGAATCAGATTTCTTACTTCCAAGCTCCGATCACAGCGACCGATCCCGACGTTATCAATGCCACGGCCAGCACTGGAACGCTCTCCGTGTCGTGGCCGATCCCTGACAATACGCCCACGCCAACCTATTTCGAGGTCGACTCCTGCCCAACCGCAACCACCTTTTACATTGCGGTAGATTATGCGGATGGTACATGGACAAGCGGTACGGTGGGATTTGCGTGGGAGGGCACCTTCTACGTTACGCAGGTGGTGGACCCGACCCACTTCTACTACTATCAACCGGGGCCGAACGGGTCCACGACGGCAGTGGGCACCGTTACGCCTTTTGGCCAGGCCGCGCCCGGATTGCATCTCTGCCAGGTTCTCTACCTGACGAGGCAGGGAGCCATTACGCAGCCATCGCCGCCCGTCACGGTCATTTTGAACGGCGGTCAGTATGTGAGCGTTTCAAACATCCCCATTGGGCCTTCCAATGTTATTGCGCGTATATTGGCGTTCACCGGGGCACAGCCGGACGTTCCCGGCATCCTTCCTCCGTTTTACTACATTCCAGTCCCGGCGCAGCTTGAAGGGCAAGTTGTCTCGACAGCCACGCAGATCAATGACAACACGACCACGACGGCGCTACTCGATTTCTCGGACAACACGCTTTTCGCGGCTATCGGAATCAGCATACCCGGCAACAATCTCGCCTCGCAGTTTGTGGTTGAAGGGGCGCTTGGATTCAGGACGTATCTTGACCGGCTGTTGACGTTTGGCCAGCGGAACACGGTCGATAACTTCACGAACATGGGGTTCGATGCTGATGCTCCGTTTACTTTTGCCGGGAGCTTTATTCCCAGCGCCCCGCAGGGTTGGAATTTAGTGACGGGAGCCGGGAATATAACGGCGCTTGCCAGCAGACCCGCCGGAGGCCAATTCCAGAACAATAACGCCAACATTGTGACGATCCAGCAGGGCGCGTATCTGGACGCATACGGCACGCCCATCTTGATTGGGAACACTCAATACAAGGCCCGCGCATGGATTCAGATTGCCAATGGGCCAATCACCGGCGGCTGGGTCGAGGCCATTCTTTGGTCGACGGGTACGGGAGTTATCGCAAGCGCAGTTTTTGCTGTCACGACGCAGGCCACTTTAAGCGGATGGGTGGAAGCCACGTTCTCGGCGAAGACGCCGATCTCGATTCCAGCCAATCTGCAGCTTCAGGTCTCACTCTACAATGGTGGCGGCGCGGGCAACATCTGGATCGATGAAATATCCATTATTCCCACCCAGACGCCCTATCTGGAAAATGACTCCTACGCCAGCTACCCCAACAATCCCGAGGGCTTCGACGGGCTGGACGGCCTCTGGGGACCGGACGACACAGCCAAGATCATGGATATGGGCATTGTGCGCGGCACGCTTTACATGCTCACTCAGGCTCCGACCGGGAAGCTGCACTCCACGAACGGAAGCGCCGTCACAGAGCCGTCCGGCTGGGATGTTGAGCCAGTTGAGGGCGCATGCGGTATTCTCTCAGCCTTTTGCCTCACGGTCTCGCAAGCGGACGATGCTACGGAGGCGGCCGGCGGCGATTGGATGGCGTGGGCGAGCGACATCGGGGCGATGATCTTCGCGGGAGGAAAGGCAGAGAAGATTTCTCAGGAAATCCAGCCCAACTGGAACGATCCAACCAATGCGAACACCGCAGTGCAAATCAACATGGCAGCAGCGACCTCGGTATGGGCGTTGAATGACCCATCGGCGCGGCTGCTCATGTTCGGCCTTCCCATCGGCGCGGCTACCGCTCCCAGCCAGATTTACGTGCTCAATTACGAGCATCTCGGCAGCGCGGAAGCTATCGCCAGTTCTCCACCGTTCCATCCGTCGTTCGCAGGGAAGTTGATCGCAACGGACAACTCCCGCAAGTGGACGCACTGGCTACGCCCGATGAACGGCGCGGCGCGGATGTATCGCGGAGCCGGGGCGCTTACCGACGTGTTTCTTGGCGGGAACGGGCTGGCGCTGGGGGCCTTTAGCGGCTACGGGAATATCTACACGCTCAACCCGGCGAAGTTCACCGACGACGATTTCGGCAGGATAAACCCGTACTATGTGACCTACTTTTTCCTCGATCCAGAAAAGGCTCAGATGCTCCAACTGAAGCCAGGGCGGTTGCTGCTGGCGTTCGTTCTGGCGCAGATTCAAGCCGCGACGGGAGACACGAATTCGCAGGTAACGCTGACCTATTACCAAGACAATATGGCGAATCCATGGCCACTGACAACGACGCGCACATTGACGCCCAACTTCTTCAAGGATCGGAGCTTTGGCGGCGGCAT